CCCATACTTGAAGTTTTTAGCGATGATAGGGTAGTGATGGGAAAATTTAATTCTAACGCTTTTGTAGTAAGCGGGAGCAATGTCAGTATTGGAAAAGCTACACAAAATGCAAAATTGGATGTAACGGGAAGCATGGTTGTTACGGGTTCGGCAGCTGTTACGGTTTCTATGGGAGTAGGAACAACCGCTTCCGGTACCACGGGAGAAATTCGTGCAACTGGAGAAATAATATCATCATATTCGGATGATAGGTTAAAGACGAGACTGGGTGTTATAGATAACCCAATTCAAAAAATAAAATCATTATGTGGATTTTATTACTCTCCAAGCGATATGGCTATAGCTTTGGGTTATCCAAAAAAGATAGACGTTGGCGTGTCCGCCCAACAGGTTAGAGAAATATTACCGGAAATAGTAACTTCCGCACCCATAAACCCACAATATATGACTGTTAGATACGAAAAACTAATACCTTTATTGATAGAAGCTATCAAAGAACAACAATCTCAGATAGAATTATTGACCAAGAAGGTAGAAGAATTATCCAAAAAGGATTGATTATTGTAATCATCTGTATATATTTATAATAATATGAACGATTTTGTAAAAAAACTAATTGAAGAGGTATATACCGAGGTTGTGGGAAGAGATGTATACGCTATATATCCAGGTCGTTTTCACCCAGCCGGTCCACACCACTATCAGGCATATCAATGGTTAACTGATAAGTTTGGGGCAGACAAAGTGTTTGTAGCAACTTCCGATAAAGTAGAACTTCCAGATAGTCCATTGAACTTTGCCGAAAAGAAAGCTATCTGGATGAAATACGGCGTTCCTGCTAATAGAATTATACAAACAAAAAGTCCATATACAGCAACCGAAGTCTTGGATTTGTTGCCAGACGGCGCCTCTGTAGTATTTGGGTTTGGTAAGAAAGATGCTGATAGATTTAAGGTAGGAGGAACAAAAAAAGACGGTTCTCCAGCATATCTTCAGTTCTACGAACAAAACAAAAATAATCTTCAAGATTTTACAAAACATGGATATTTGATTATCGTTCCTCATTTTTCATTAAAAGTTGACGGTAAAGAACTAAGCGGAACTGAAATACGTAATATGATTGGTTCTAATCCTTCCAAGGAAACTTTTGAAAAAATATTCGGTTGGTATGATCCAAAGATAGCAAATATGTTATCAAAAAAATTTAAACAAGAATTGAATGAAGGTGGAAACATATTTGACGAGGAAGTCACCAAAGTAAAAAAAGAGAATCTTGACGTTACCATCCAAAACGTTTTAAAAGAAAATGGCATGGGAAAAATACCATATTCAAAAATTGGTAATGTAAGCAAACCTCTTCTTGGAGATATAGACATTGCTATAGATACAGCGGATATGTTGAAATTTTTGAAGCTTCCTTCAACAACGGACAAAGATGCTTTGTTTGACGCTATACCACAAAAGATCAAAGGAGCAAAGGTTGCAAAAGGATTAAACCAATTTCATCTCCTTGGAAAAGCGGTTGGACAAAAATTCATCAACGCTGATGGGTCGGAAGATCCTGCTAAAATTCCATATGTCCAGGTGGATGTGATGCTTGGTGTAAGAAGTTGGAGAGAAAAGTTTTATTCTGGGGCACCTGGCAGTGAATATAAAGCAAAGTTCAGAAATCTTTTCCTTGCTGAAATAATGTCAAAGATAATAGAAGATGCTGGTCCAGGTGGTCTAAAACAAAAATATATGCTTTCTCCAGCGGAAGGTTTCTTCCTACAGAAGTTCACCATTGATGCAAAAGGAAAACGCAAAGAAGTAAGCAGAGAACTAAAGTCCACGGATATGGATTTTGTTGCCCAGTTCTTGTTTGGAGAAGATAAAAAATTCTCTGATATAGATACTTTTGAAAAAGTTTATACTTTGTTTAAGTCCAAGGATTTCAAGTTTCCTCAATTGAGACAAGAGATAATGGATGCTTATAAGGAAAACATGGCAAAAAGCCAGAAGGCTGAACCAGATCTTCCACACCCAAAACTTGAAGAATCAACCATTGGAGAAGCAAAATTATCTATTCAAAGATTTTCTGGAGCAAATGAAATGTCAGATGCTGAATTCTTGAAATTTCTTCAAAAGATTCAACCGTTGGTAAAACAAGGAAAGATGGATTTGTCCGTGACCGACCAGGCATCTGTGACTGAAAAGCTCGACGGATCTCCTTGCAAGTGGGGTTTGAACGCAAGTGGTCAGTTCTTTATGGAGTCAGCTAATAGTGGAGAAGTAACCTCTGGTGGAGCTGAAAAGTTCAATAACCCATTCACGGTTCATTTTTATCAAGCTCTTATTTTCTTGAACGGATACAAACCATTTCAAGCCAAACTACAAGCGGTCAAGAAGAAGCATGGAGCATTCAAGGTTTCGTCTGAAATGTTTCCTGTGTTGACTCACAAGGGAGATGAACTTGGAGACATTGTGTTTGCCTCGACCAAATATAACAAGTCAAAACTTGGTAACAAGGGAGCATTTGTGTGTTTTGGAGCAACTTGTGAAAAGCACGGCGAAGAAAAATCAGCCGAAATAGTTCAGATGCTTGAATCTCCAGAAGATCCAGAATGGAAGATATACAATATTAATAAACACGGATCTTTGAGCAGAGAAGGGTTGGTATTTAATCTGACTGGAATACAAAAACTTATTGGTAGTCCAGACAAGCTTAGTCAAGCTGAAGCTCTGTTGAGAAGTAGAAAAGAATCTCCAGAAAAAGATGCTCTCAAAAAGATAATAACCAAGGTAAAACAACAGATGCAGGGAGTTCTTGATCAATACGCCGAAAGAATCAATACATTCTTGAGTTCGGACGCAAGTCGCCAATATCCGGTTGAAGGTGTGGTTCTCAAGATTGATTTGCCAGACGAACCAATCTTTATCAAGGGAACATCCGAGATATTCCATAAGATCGCTGAAAAAACTTGGGGCACAAGAAAAGCTGCCGGAAATACCGAAAAGGTGTTAGATGGTGATTTCTTGACCAAAGTACTTGGACTATCTACATCACACGCAGCGACCTTGAACAAAACGGTTGCCGCAGCTAAACAAAAGACAGGCGAAACCGGTGGAGATGATTTATCTGCTAATAAGATAGCATTGGAAGTGTATAATCAGTTGAAACGTGAAGGTGAAGATATGTCACCAAATGCTATCAAAAAGAGAGCTATTGAAGTTATAGGAGCTGCTCAAAAAGAATTCCAATCTACCAAATCTGAATGGGAAAAATTAAAAAAGGCCAAGGAAGTAGACCCAGATACTATAGAAAAGACCGAAAATCAGTTGGACTTTTTACAAAAGAAAGTAGACAATATAAATCAAGCTATAGTCAAACCTCCATACCAAGGAGATGCGTATATTGTATATCTTTTGAGAATGTTATTGGATAAAAGAATAAAATCATCAAGTGAAACCTCGGGTTGATTCATATATATAATCAACAAAGGTTATTATGAAAAGAGCTCAAGGTAAAAGTAATATTGATATTATTAAAGGTTATTTGGACGGTGAACGTCCATTTCTTCAAGTAGGATATGTGGGAGATAAAGACAAGTATATCATTCGCAAAGAGGGTGAAACTTGGACGGATGGTAGCGGAAAGCAATGGATACAGACCAAAACTGGCCCTCAAGCCGTTACTCGCGTAATGGACATTATTCGTGAAGAAATGAATGACAAATGTTCCTGTTGTGGTAGAGAGATAAGATGGGGATCTAGACAAGACCGAAAAATGTTTCACAAAACTGGAAAATGTTTAGATTGTCTAGTTGAAGAAGAAACCCAACTCAGAGTCAAAGGTCAGTATAAACTGTATGAAGTAAAAAAGATGATAGAGAATGAATTATCATATCTTAATGATATTAGACAAAAGTTAAAAGAAAGCAAGGACTATCTAGAAAGCGAAGATTCAAAAACGCTTACTTGGGCAAACTCTACAGGAATGGTAGAAGAATGGAGTAATGAAGCCCGTGGAGAATTGTTGGAGAGTGTAAAAAAAGATTTTGTGACTTGCTTAAAGAAAATAAAATCCGCGGAAAAAGAATTGAAAAAAGTAAACGCTGAAATTCAAAAAGTAACTAAAAAAGATTGACTATATCAAATAAATTTATATTTTATTTAGTATGAATCAAATAAAGGTTTTTGGTCACGCGTCGTATATCGGACTAACTGGTATTAATAATCACTTCAGAGATTTTTTCAGATCTCTGTCTAATAATTGTGATGTAAAAATTAGAAACTTTACAGTCGGGGCGACTTGGAAAGGTCTCAACGACGATCCACACAAGGACGAACCATATATAAATGATTTGGATAAAAAATTAATCAACGTTCAATCGTTGTGGTGTGCAGACGGATCTCTTGGAAAATTTCCTGTATATCAAAAAAGACCATATGAAGAGCCAGTAGATGTTCATGTAATAGCTGATATTGTTGATCATCATTATTTTTTTGAAAAATTCAACGGTCCAAAAATAGCATATACGGTGTGGGAATCTACATTACTTCCTCCCAGGTTCTTCGAACAGATGAAATCTTATGACGAAATATGGGCAGCAAGTGAGTGGCAAAAAGAATGCATGGTTGCTCAAGGATTAAAAAAAGATAAAATCCAAATTGTTCCGGCTGGAGTGGATACCAAGACATTTTTTCCAGAAGACGTTAACTTCGACCAATATTATTCGGATGGTAGATTTAAATTTGTGGTGTTTGGAAGATGGAGCCACAGAAAAGCAACCACTGAAATAATTAAAACTTTTGTTAAAACCTTTAGAAAAGATGAACCGGTTGATTTGGTGCTGTCCGTAGATAATCCATTTCCAGAAGATGATTATAAATCCACCGAAGAAAGGCTTAAGGTAAACGAGATTTCCGACGAACGCATCAAGATTCTTCATTTTCCATCTAGACAAGATTATATAAAGTTTATGAAGAAGGGACACGTATTTCTTTCTTGTTCAAGAGGCGAAGGATGGAATTTACCCCTAATTGAAGCTATGGCATGTGGTACTCCAGCCATATACTCAGATTGTACAGCACAAATTGATTTTGCCAAAGATAAAGCACATGGCGTGCGTATAGCCGGAGAAGTTCCGAACACAATGCCAAACAGCGGAAATTATTATGAGCCAGATTGGAATCATTTGTCCGAGATATTACGAGACGTATATGTAAATTATAAAAAATACAAAGAAAAAGCATTGGTTGATTCGATTGAAATACGCAAAAAGTACGATTGGGAAGCTGTGGGTAGACTTGGGTACGAAAAGATTCAAAATTTCTTGGAAAAAAGAAAAGTGCCAAAAAAGAAAAAAGTGTTATTTATAACTCCACATCTTTCAACGGGCGGAATGCCTCAGTACTTAGAAAAAAAGATTAAAATGATGATGGAAGAATTTGATGTATATTGCGTTGAATATAATCAAATTGCTACTTTTTACGTTGTTCAAAGAAACCGTATAGTTGATTTGCTAAAAGAAAAGTTCTATAGGCTTCAAGACTTACCGAAAGAAAATCTATTAGACATTATTTATGACATAGAACCCGACATTGTGCATTTGGAAGATTTTCCTGAGCATTTTATGTCCAAGGATATATCAAAAAAGCTGTATTCCTCGGATAGAAGATATACCATATTTGAAACTTGTCACGGAATATATTTTAATCCAGCAGACAAAAGATTTTTTCCAGACAAATATCTGTTTGTCTGTCAGCATCAGGCGGATATGTGTAAAGATCATGGGGTTCCGTATGAAATTGTAGAATATCCCGTTGAAAATCTAATTCCGAATAAAAAGAAATATAGAGAAGAGCTAAACTTCTCTGATGATTATAAGCATGTAATTAATGTTGGTCTTTTTACAAAAGGAAAGAACCAAGGCGAACTGATTGAATATGCCCGTTCCTTACAAAACGAAAAAATTAAGTTTCATTTCATAGGAAATCAGGCTGGGAACTTTGAGGATTATTGGAAACCATTGATGAATGATCTTCCTCCAAACTGTTTGATTTGGGGAGAAAGAAATGACGTTGAGAAATTTTACCAAGCGGCGGATCTAATGGTTTTTACTTCCATAATGGAAACTGCACCGATTGTCATTAAAGAATCTATTTCTTGGAAACTTCCTTGTCTTATTCACAATCTTCCAACATATAAAGGTATGTATGACAAATATGAAAAAGTAAAATATCTCGTACCAAACAATCCACAAGAAAATATCAACCTAATTAAAACTCATTTGAATTTACAATGAAAGAAATTTTAACAAAAAATTACAATGAAATTACTCCATCCTGGAGACCATATCATAAGTCCGTCGATGAAAACAATGTAAAAATTTCTTTTTTGGAAGGTGCCAAAGTCGAGGTCGCCGGCGAGACAGATAAAGAATATGAGATAATTTTTACAGATTTGGACGCTAACCGTATAGTATATTCCACAAAAATAAAAACGGGAATGTGGTCATCTACATCTCTTCGGTATTTTATTAACTGGAAAGTAGATGTAAAATTAAACGGAGAAATTGTAAAACAAGAAGTTCTAAATTTGAAAGGAAAAAATGTTAAAGTTATATGCGATACAACATCTATGGGAGACTTGTTAGCATACATCGGAGCCATAGATGCGTTTCAGAAGAAACATCAATGTGATCTTTACTGCGTGGTGTTTGAGCCAACCTTTAACAAAATTTTCAAGGAAAACTATTCAAATATAAAATTCCTCGCAACAAATGATTCAGATTCTTCATATTATGCTTCGTATAGGCTTGGATATTATTATGAAGATTGGGAAGGTAAAATAGTAAATGATCCAAAGAAAATACCTCTTTCTACCATTGCATCTAGCATACTTGGATTTGGGGGCAAAGAATTTAAACCAAAGATCAAGTTTGAAAAAGAAACCAACGGTGGTAAGAAATATGTTTGTATAGGAGTTCACAGCACAGCTCAATTCAAATACTGGAACCGCCAGGGCGGTTGGGATGAGGTAGTCAAATATATGACCGACCTTGGTTATGAAGTATGGTGCATAGACAAGTTTAAATATTTTGGAAATGACCAATATAAAAATTCAATACCAAACGGAACTATAGACAAGACTGGAAACGTATCAATCGAAGAAAGAATGAAACAATTGTCCGGCGCAGATTTTTTCATAGGACTGACTTCTGGACTTTCTTGGTTAGCTTGGTCCGTGGGAATTCCCGTAATAATGATTTCTGGTATAAGCGATGTGTGGACAGAATTCTATAATCCCTTCCGAGTAGCACCGAATAAGAATGTGTGCAATTGTTGTGCAAATGAAATACCATTCAACAAGTCGAAGTGGGATTGGTGTCCGAGAGAAAAGAACTTTGAATGCACCAAAGAAATATCCTCGGATAAGATTATAGAAAAAATAAATGATATTTTGGATGTTAAATACTCCAACGAACTTAAATATGTAGAAGAAGATAACGATTTATCCATAATAGACAAATTTATTGTATACGAAGAATTTTTTAAAAAATCTGGAACCGTGTATGAAAAGTTTTTTAAAGTGGAAAAAAACGATGTTGTGGTTGACATAGGAGGTCATAAAGGATGGTTTTCTTTAGCCGCATCAAAAAGAAGCCCAAAGAAAATATTTGTGTTAGAACCTTCCAAAAAAACTCAAAAACTAATCAAAGAGAAGCTAGATATAGAAGGCGTTCCTTATACGTTATTGAACGTGGGTATTTCTGATAAAAAAATACACATAAAAAACGGATTACATTTCACAGAGTGCATCGGTATTGAGGATTTTTTTGGAATACCTTTTTCCGATTTTATTAAAGATAATGATATATCGACCATCGATTTTATGAAAGTCGATTGTGAGGGAGGAGAATATTCCATATTTACAGAAGAAAATTTTGATTGGATTTCCAAAAACGTAAAGAAAGTAGCGGGAGAATGGCATCTAAGCAATCCAGATACTAAAAATAAATTCATAAATTTTAGAGACAAATATCTAAAAAAGTTTAAGAATTATAGAGTCTACAGCTTTGATGGAGCAACCGACATTAAATGGGATCTTTTCAACAACGATTTTGTCGATAAGTATACTGAAATTTTGGTCTACATAGATTTAAGAGGAGGATTGGTTGATCAAGCACCAGCAATCGTAAATTCTTCAGAACTAAAAATGTTGATTACGGGAGTATCTGGTGGATTGGGTCAAGCGTTTGAAAGTGTCTGCGTTTCAAAAAACATAGAGTTTTATGGTCAAGCAAACAAAAATAACAATAATGGAAAATACCAGTCGTGTAACTTCTCCGATTTACGTGATGTTGCTAAGATGGAAGAATACATATCCAAAAACAACATAAACTGTTTAATAAATAACGCAGGAGTATATTCTGACCAGAACATTGTTGAAATATCAGACGCGGAAATTCAGAATATGGTGAACATTAATCTTGTTACTCCTATACTTCTTTCAAAGTATCTATACAAGCATCTGTCATCCACCAATCAATCTGGTTGGATAATCAATATTAATTCGTTGGCTGGAAAATATCCAAACTATAAAGAAGCTGTATACTGCTCTACCAAGTTTGGATTGTCTGGATTTGGTTCTTCTCTTTCTATAAATCAAAAGAACTCAAAAATCAAAGTTGTAGACGTATATGTTGGTGCTATTAAGACAGAAATGACTAAGGATAGACCAAACCACGCGGAACTTATGGATCCTCAAGAGATTGCGTCTTTTATCGTTGACTTGATTTCATCCAATAATCAGTATGTTCCTTCTTCTATAGAAATAAGAAATACAAAATGAATAATATCTCACCAGAAGAAGTTAGCTTATCTTGGAATTTCAATTCAAACGAGAACAAATTAAGTTTTGTTTTCAATAAAACGTTTGAAGATGTTACTTTGGTATTGAAAGAAAGAACTTCTAATCTTACCTGTTATTATTGGAAGAATGCCACATTTACGTCAGGAGTGAATTATTTTGTTATACCCACAGAAGACAAGCGGTTAGTAGAGACAGATTTCACTGGATTTGTATTAACGATATATGAAAATAGAATCAAGGTTTTTAATACAGAAATAAAGGTAATAGACCGTCCCGTGGATATTGTTCGTTATTCAAATGGAGGAACCCAAACTATTTCTGATAAAGAATTGGGAATAAAATCTTTTTATTCAGACGATGGAAGCGATCTTAATATTTCGGATAGTTTTTATGTTCAATATTTAGATTTTTATAACAATTCTTTCTTGAACAAAATTGTAAAAGAAGACGATGTCATTATTGACGTAGGAGCTAGTTGTGGTACTTTTGCTCATTATTGTCTTAATAGAAAAGCAAAAAAGGTTGTATGTCTTGAACCGTCTCCTTCATTTTATATATTGGACAAAACGTTTGATTCTTGTGTGGATAAGTATAACTGTGCTCTTGGTACAAACAACGGATATAGACAGTTCTATTTTACAGATAAAACTACGCTAAATTCATTTAAAATAGATGACCAAAAAAAATATGATACAGCTAACATGGTGGGTATAGCTCGACCCGTAACTGTTGAATGTATTACTTTAGATTCCGTTATTAAACGGTCAAACCTTGATAAAATAAATCTGTTGAAGTTGGACATAGAAGGGTTTGAATACGATATCTTTAAAAGTCTATCGATTGAAACTCTTGCAAATATAGACCAAGTTCTTATAGAATTTCATCATAATAAAAATCATAAAACACAGATTATTGTTGATAAATTGGTACAAGCTGGTTACGATTTGAAATATTTAAATCTAAATTTTGAATTTTGGTATACTCTTTGCGACTTAAAGGGTGTAATCTATGGAAAGAAAAAACAATGAAAGCAGCAATACTTGTAGAAAAGAATGAACCACTTATTGTGGATGAAATAGACTGTCCAGATATTTTGGAATATGGACAAGTTTTGGTAAAGGTTCTTGTGAGTGGATTGTGTGGAGCACAATTACAAGAGATTGCTGGACTAAAAGGAAACGAGAAGTTTATGCCCCATCTTGTTGGTCATGAAGGATGTGGCGTTGTACAGGCAGTTGGATCTGGAGTATCCAAGGTAAAGACGGGCGACAAAGTTGTATTGCATTGGAGAAAAGGATCTGGTATCGAAGCCGCTTTTCCTCAATATACTTGGAAAGACAAAAAAATGTCGGGTGGTAAGGTTACAACTCTATCAGAATATTCCGTTGTATCCGAAAATAGAATGACAAAAATCGATCAAGATATCAGTAATGATTTTGCAGCTCTTCTCGGTTGTGGTATATCAACCGGATTCAGTGTGGTAAATAAAGACGCAAATGTGAAGTTTGGTGAACGAGTTCTTGTATTGGGATGTGGAGGCGTTGGTCTAAATTGCATATACGCATCTAAATTAAGTCATGCTTTGGTATGGGGTGTAGATGTTAACAAAGAAAAGAAAGCATTGGTCGAACAAAATGGTGGTATATTTTTCCATTGTGAAGATGATATAGAATCTATTAAAAAGATGAAATTCGATTGTATCATAGATACCACCGGAGTACTTCCTCTACTATCTCAAGTTCTAGAAACAATGTCGGAACAAGGTAGATGCATTCTTGTAGCACAACCAAAAGCTGGCTCTTTCTTGACGATTAATAATCCCGGAAAGCTTTTCTCTACCAACGGACAATCTATTAGAACTACTCAAGCTGGGGGATTTGATCCAGACGTTGACATTCCAAGATATATTAACCTTTATAAAAATAATCAAATCAAACTAGAACATCTTATAACACATAGATATTCGTTGGTTGACATCAATGAAGCTGTCACCAAATTGAAATCTGGCTTAGCTGGTCGTATAATGATTGACATTTAAAATATGAAAAAAACAAATCTTACAAAAAAGGATCTGATTGATTTTGAAAATGAGATTGTAGCACTTTATAAGGACTGCAAACTCCCATTCTTGTTTCACTTGTCTGGTGGTAACGAAGATCAGCTCATAGAAATTTTCAATGAAATGAATGAAGGAGATTATGTTATCTCCAATCACAGAAACCATTATCATGCAATCCTTTCGGGTATTCCAAGAGAAACCGTCAAAGATCGTATTCTTAATGGTCGAAGCATGTTTATCTTTGACCGTAAGCTGAACTTCTTTACGTCAGCCATTATCGGCGGTACACCAGCTATATCGGCAGGTATTGCTTTGGCTCTCAAGAAGAAGGGGTCGAAACAGCGTGTCTGGTGTTTCGTTGGTGACGGTACAGAAGACTCTGGCCATTTATTTGAAGCCGCACGTTATGTAAGTGGATTTGATCTACCTTGTACTTTCGTAATCGAAGACAACAATCGCTCGGTTGAAACTCCAAAGAATGTTCGTTGGGGTAAGTCTTTGGAAGAAATGTTTCCAAGTTGTGTACGTCGATATAAGTATGAAATTACATACCCACACGCTCGTATCAACGAACGTATTGACATCTCCAAGATGAAGCAAAAGACGGATGCGGAATATTTTCCACATCTATCTCCAGAAGTTCTACCTACTATTCCGACCGAAGAAATCTCATACAAAGATGCTGTAACCAAGGCTATGACCGAAATCGGCCAACAGAACTCTGTATTCATCGGTTATAACGTAGCATATGGAAATGCTATGGGTTCATTGGTCAATGTATCAAACGACAAGAAGATTGAAACACCAGTAGCAGAAAATCTTATGACCGGTTTGGCTATCGGAATGTCGTTTGAAGGATATCGTCCGGTTGTTTATATCGAAAGACATGACTTTATGCTTGTCGCGGCTGACGCTATCATCAATCATATCAATTATATTGAACGTATCTCTCATGGAGAATATAAGTGCCCAGTTATTCTAAAGACGGTTGTTGCTGACAGCGGTCCTTTCTATTCTGGTCCTACACATTCGCAGGACTTTACAGAAGGATTCAAGAAGATGGTTACATTCCCAGTTTATGTACCAAAGAATGGCAAGGAAATGTTGGAGGCCTACAGAAAAGCAATTGCATCTTCCAGACCTTCTATGATCGTTGAAAAGAAGAGCCTATTTTGATGAAAAAGAAAATACTAGTGATTGGTGATAGTTGCAGAGACGTACATGCGTACTGCTCTGCAAACAGAATGTGTCCAGACAAGCCTGTGCCTGTGTTAAAGATTATTGACCAGAATGACAATCCAGGCATGGCCAAGAACGTATATCGTAACATCAAAACGATGGTCGATGAGTGTGACATTGTTACCAATCCAAACTGGTATAATATCACCAAGACGAGATATATCCACAAAGCAACCAATCATATGTTTTTCAGATTGGACTCTGCCGAGGAAATCAAACGCATAAACATTGACACAATCAATTATGATTATGATCATATTGTTGTGTCGGATTATGACAAGGGATTCTTGACCGAGGATGACATAGCAACCATTGCCAAGAATCATCCATCCGTATTTCTTGATAGCAAAAAAATTCTTGGACCTTGGGCAAAGGATATCAAGTTCATCAAGATAAACAACCACGAATATGCTAGATCAGAAAAGGCTATCACGGTAGATTTAGAAAGTAAGATAATCAAGACTTGTGGTGAAGATGGTTGTTTTTATCAAGGGGTTAGATATCCAGTAGAACAGCAGGACGTTATCGACGTTTCTGGAGCTGGAGACTCGTTTATGGCCGGCCTTATCATAGAATACAACAAGAGTCTGGATATTGTTAAAGCTATTAAATTTGCCAACGAATGTGCAAGCAAAGTAGTAAAGCAACGTGGAGTTTCTGTGATATAGTATATGATTTCTTCGTTTGATTACAAATCGTTTATATCAAAATATATTCCATACTTGGAAGCAAGTGGAAAATCCAGAATAAATTTCTATGATTACATTATTCCAAAATTGGCTTCTAAAAATAAGCCATTGTTTATTTTGGAAACCGGAACTATGTGGTCTCCACTTGATAAAAATATGGGAGCGTTCACGTTGATAATGGGAGATCTTATCAAGAACCACACCGGAGGAAAGCTATATACAGTCGATATATCGGAAAATAATATAAACTTGTGCAAATCATATACTCAGGAAGTTTCTTCCGTCGTGGAATATGTGGTATCTGATTCTGTTTCTTTCCTACGATCTTTGCCTGATGATGTGGTTAACAGCTTTGATTTAGTATATCTAGATTCTTATGATTTGATGACTCCGAGTCCTCATAATTCTGCACAACATCATCTGGATGAACTAACTGCTATATATCCAAAATTAAGCAAAGAATGTGGAGTAGCAATAGATGACAACTATATAGAAAACACATATGTGACTTGGGACTGGTATGATGTATCTGGACAAGTCAGAAGTACAGATAGATGCGAAATCGATGGAAATAGCATGATTGGAAAAGGAATGTATTGTAATGATTTTCTGTTGTCGAGGGGTTGGAATAGGTTTAAGGAATTTGATATTCAAGGGTTGAATTGCTTATTTTATTACGAAAATCAAAAATTAAATATTCCAGAAGAAATTGATCCCATCAAAAGTTGGAGGTATTTAGACAAAGAAAAAACTTTATTGGTAGAATTCAAGAAAGATATAAAAAATGCTACCTTGGTATTAAGAGAAAGATCGACAAAATTAGTTTGCTGTGAATTGAAATTTGATAATGTCATTGGTAACAAAATTTACTCATTTGATCTTTTAAATAATAAATCAATTGTTGAAACAAAATTTTCTGGATTTTTTATCGATATTTATACAAACGACTGGAAAATAGCGTCAAAAGAACTGCTGGTTAGAGAAATTGTTTTAAGAGATTCTTTTCCAAGTAGGAGAGTAAAAACCCTAATAAACTTTATTGGATATACTCCAGACGGAAAAGGAATTCGTTTTACTTCAAACAACCAATTTAAAAAAGAGGTTGTAATTAAAATAGTAGATTGTTTTACCGGTTTGGTATTTCACAACCAAAACATTTCAATAATTGAGGGGAATGAATATTTTTTCTCTCACGCATATGACGTACCAAATCAGTCTTTTAGAATATATGACGCCGACTATCAAGATTTGCTATTTGAAAAAATTATAAACTCGGGCAAACCTTATGATGATACATGCTTTTCTGAAGAAAATAGAAATTTGAACTATCTTGTTCCGAATGAATTAAAAAATAACTTTGCTATCGGGTTTGGATTCTTTGAGATATTCGTAAGAAAAACTTATGAATTTGAAAATGTCAAAATAAGAACAAATGACATTGTATTTGATATAGGAGCTAACGTAGGAATGTTTTCAAGGTATGCTTTCCAAAAAGGAGCAAGTGTTGTTCACGCATTTGAACCAAACAAGGATTTGAAGAAATGTTATGAAAATTTGAACGCTGGAAAAGATTACAGACTTACAAACAAAGCAGTTTCTTCTTTTCCTGTAAATTTTGTTTTCCAGCAGGATTTGTTTGATTGTAACGTTAAAAAATCAGATTCATCGGAAACCAACGTTTCTCATATCAATATACTTGATTATATCAAAGATAATAACGTCGTATGGATAGATTATTTGAAAGTTGATATAGAGGGAGCGGAATATGATTTATTCGAAACTCTGGAGTCCGATTTCTTGACAAATCGTGTGGTAAAAATTGCGTTGGAATATCATAATAACGATGGAAAAAACTTGAAGAAAATTCTTGATAAGTTGAAGTCGTGCGGATTTAATTATAAATTTGAATATTCAGATGGATTTGAAAATCCTCTCGGAATGTTGTATGCAATCAACTCAAATCTTTATAAAAATACAAAATATTTTTAATATTTTATATATATAGATAAGATGAATATCCTAATGGAACTCTTATCTAAAGACGATATTATCGCCGGACTGTCCCAGCGAATCATTCAAAGATATCCAGATGTAAGAGGACGGTGTGAAGTTATTGCCAAGGATTTAGCAAAAGAACTAAACAATAAAGGAATTCGTGCCAAGCATGTCGTTGGAAATTTTATATTGGATGATCCAGATGCAGAAGAATATATGGATTGTGATTGTTGGGACGGCCAAGATGAATATGAAGTAAATCATGATTGGGTGGAGGTTGAAGGAAAGATACTGGATGTATCAGCTCGGCAATTCAGAAAAAGTGTAAGAGATTCTATATCAGATATTGTTTTTATTGGGCACGCCGATCCGCTTTATTCTAGATACAGATTTTTGAACTATTATGGCGGATAACAAAACACAGAATATTAAAGATATAATCAGGATTGAATACGCCAAATGTGCCAAAGATCCGATATACTTTATGAAAAAGTATGTCAAGATTCAACATCCAACCCGCGGTACACTTCCATTTCTTACATATCCATTCCAAGATAATGCTCTTGGTGATTTTGTAAATCACAATCAAAACATAATACTAAAGTCCAGACAAATGGGTATTACCACGCTTGTGGCTGCCTATTCTTTGTGGCTTATGACATTTCACAGCGACAAGGAAATATTGTGTTTAAGTATTACACAAGAAACATCCAAAGCTATTGTAACCAAGGTTAGATTTGGAAATGATAATCTACCAAGCTGGCTGAAAGTTCCAGCAGTTGAAGATAATCGACTATCGTTGAAGCTAAAGAACGGTTCTCAGATCAAAGCGGCTTCGTCCGCTGGTACATCTGGTCGTTCGTCCGCACTTTCATTGCTGATCATAGACGAAGCTGCCTTTATCGATGGAATTGAAGAAATTTGGTTGTCAGCACAATATACACTATCTACTGGCGGTAAAGCAATTATCCTATCAACTCCAAACGGTGTAGGTAACTTCTTCCACAAACTATGGATGGAGTCAGAGCAAGGACTGAACGATATGAACAGAATACGTCTTCCTTGGCATCTTCACCCAGAACGTGACCAAAAATGGCGTGATGAACAAACCAAGTTGTCTGGTGAAAAGGGAGCGGCTCAAGAATGCGATTGCGAATTTAGTACATCTGGTAATACAGTTGTTGATATACCAGTTCTTGAATGGTATACAAAAACTCACGTATGTGAACCATTGGAAAAACGTGGCATAGATAAGGGATATTGGATATTCAAATATCCAGAACCAGGCAAATCGTATATGGTTTCTGCCGACGTTGCTCGTGGAGATTCATCCGACTTTAGTGCTGCTCAAATACTTGAGGTAGAAACGATGGAGCAGGTTGCTGAATATAAGGGTAAACTTCCTACTAAAGATTATGCAAGAGCCCTTATCACAATGGCAACTGAATATAACAACGCTTTGCTAGTTATAGAAAACGCAAACGTTGGTTGGGCGGTTATACAAGAAGTATTGGATGCTAACTACGCTAATCTATTTTATAGTTCTTCAGATCTTCAGTATGTTGACGTTGAACATCAAATGACCAATAAGATCAATACTCAAGAAAAGAAGATGACACCTGGTTTCACAACGTCGAACAAAACTCGTCCACTTGTTATATCAAAACTTGAAAGTTATTTTAGAAATAAAGAAGTTATAATACACAGCAATCGTCTTATAGAAGAGCTTAATGTTTTTATATGGAAATCCGCGGGTGTTAGTGCTAAGGCTGAAGCTATGGATGGGTATAATGATGATCTTGTATTATCGATGGGTATAGCACTATGGATTAGAGACGTTGCATTACGTATTAGGAAAGATAGTGATACTATAATGAAAACCATTCTTACAAGGCTTGGTTCTTCTTCCAACGAATCTATTAAAAATAATTTTAAGCCATTGATGACCGGAAAAACGGACAATGTATACGGAATAGCAAAAGATTCTTGGGAAATGAATATTCGTGGTGGAGAAAAAATAGATTTAAGATGGCTTATACAGAAGTGATGTTATTATCTATATAAAAATAGTATTGTTCTATATTTATATAGTAACCGCCCCATATATATACAGATAAACTTATGGCAGACACAAAGAATCTATTCAATAGGCTGAAAAAGATGTTCAGCACGGACGTTATAGTCCGCAATGTGGGCGGAAAAAATCTGAAGATTGTAGACACGGATGAAATACAATACGCAACAGACAGAAACAGTTTGCGTGATCGTTTTAATCGTTTAAGAAGTAGTACATACAACTTACACAACCGTGATATGTCGATGGCATATCAAGCGGCTAGGTTAGAATTATTCAGAGATTATGATGTTATGGATATGGATCCTATCATAGCGTCTGCGTTGGATATTTATTCCGACGAGTGTCTTGTTCCAAGCGAATATGGTAATGTATTAACGATACGTTCTCAAAACGAAAATATCAAAAAGATTCTAGACAATCTTTTCAATGACATATTAAACATAGAATTCAATTTGTGGAGTTGGACAAGAAATATGTGTAAATATGGCGATTTCTTTTTACGTTTGGAAATATCGCCCGAATATGGTGTATACTTGGTACACCCCATCAGTCCATATGAAATCACACGCGTCGAAGGCAGTGATCCAAAGAATCTTAACTATGTAAAATATCAGCATGACGGCCTTGGTGGTGGTATGGAGTATGAAAACTTCGAAATCGCTCACTTTCGTCTTTTAAGCGACAGCAATTTCCTACCATATGGTAAGAGTATGGTTGAACCAGCTCGTCGTGTATGGAAACAGTTAAGTTTGATGGAAGACGCTATGTTGATTCACCGCATCATGCGTGCTCCAGAAAAACGTATCTTCAAGGTTGACGTGGGCAATCTTCCTCCGTCCGAAATCGACGGAGCTATGCAAAAGATTATAAGCCAAGTAAAGAAAGTTCCATATGTCGATGAACGCACAGGAGATTATAACCTCCGTTTCAATCTAAACAATATGGTAGAAGACTTTTATCTACCAGTTCGTGGCGGCGACAGTGGTACCAATATTGACACTTTACCTGGCATGGATTTTACAGGTATTGATGATCTTGAGTATGTGCGCAACAAGATGATGGCTGCTCTCAAGATTCCAAAGGCTTTTCTTGGATATGAAGAAAATATTTCGGGTAAAGCTACATTAGCAGCGGAAGATGTTCGTTTTAGTAGAACAATTGGTCGTATTCAACGTATTATAATTTCTGAGCTGACCAAGATTGCTATCGTTCACTTGTATGTTCAAGGATATCAAGACGCTTCGTTGGTTGATTTTCAACTTGAGTTGAGCAATCCATCGACCATCTTTGAACAAGAAAAAATCAGCATTTGGCAAGAAAAGATGAGCGTAGCTTCAGACATGATTGAAGCTGAAATGTTTAGTAGAAAGTGGATATATGGTAAAGTATTCAATATGTCCTCCGACGAAGTAGAAGAGTTAGAAAGTGAAGTAATTAAAGATAAGAAGGAAAAATGGCGTAGAACCCAGATCGAAGAAGAGGGTAATGATCCAGCTACCAGCGGACAAAAGTCTGAAGGTGGTGAAACTTCTGATCTTGGTGGAGGCGGAGGGGCAGAAGCGGGTGGGGGAGGTGGTGAAGAAGCTGGTGGTGGAGAAGCTGGATTGCCTCCGCTTGAGGAAGAAACCAGA